AGGCCGGTGGATGAGAATTGAGCAACAGTTGACCCGGTATTCTTGAACGTGAATCCATCGCTATTTGCATTGTTGAAGATCAGACCGCCGCTCGCACCAGCGGCCATTGAAATGTCTGTGTATGTAGCGTTATCTGGTCGATATAACCGGACAGCAGACCCGGAGGTCGTAGATAACGTACTACTCACCCCCAGCGTCCCAGTCACACTCGTATTCCCGGTGATGGAAGCGCCGCCGCTAGATACGGTGAGGCCAGTGAGCGCGGTTAAAGCGACTGAGGCGTCAGGTCCAAACCCGACAACCACGACCGCTGCCGAGGCATTCTTGGTGTAGATCTTTTTGTCTGTGACGTTGATCCCAAGCTCACCTTGCACAAGGTTTCCGGAAGTCGGCACGGCTGAGGCCGTAGAACTGTTGTAGAGCTGGATAGTGGTTGAACCTGAAGCTGCCATTAGAAAGTACCTCCGGAGACGCTGCCCCATGAAGGCGCTGACGCGCCGTTAGATGTTAGAATTTGACCTGCTGTACCGTTAGCAATGAATCCAGTTGTGTCAGCCGCGGTTTGATAAACGAGCTTGCTAGCAGCGCCGCCGACCAGGTTTGTAGCCTTGCCTGTTGTGATAGTAGAGGTGGTCACGTTCTTCCAATATCCAAGAGCCGAGTCGTATTGAATCAAATCTCCATTTGAAAGCGTGCCAAATTGAACGTTGCTGTCTGTTCCGCCTAAAGTCGAACCATGTGTAATTTGAATTTGAATAGATCCGGAACCGCCTGACCCAGCATGTATCACGACTGCGCACGCTGTTTTTTGATTTGGCGCGTTTGGTTTGATGTTCGTTAAGCCCCCTGTATAGTTAGGGTTGTACCATAAGAGGTCACCGCTAGCCCAAGTTTCACCGACGCTGGACCCGGTTGTATCCAGCCCATGAATGATGCCAAACGCGGTAATTCGCCCAAAAGCATGCAGCGAGATGTTTTCAGTTGCAATACCGATGATAACTTCAGAGTTGGTCAACCCTGTCGCGGACGGTTTAAATTTGATAACCCCTGACGCGCCAACAGCACCGTCTCGTATGATGAGCTGACCTTCGGTAATAGCGGCAGAGGCTTTACCGTAAATGAATATCTCTTCGCCAACTTGCTGGGTGATCGAGCCTCCACCCATGCCCATGTTGAAAGACCCCGTTGTAGCGTCGTACCACATGCGGCCAGGATTCAACGCGACCGCAGAGCCGTCACCCATCTGCAGATAAGTTGGATTGCCTACGCCGCCATTCAGCGCCGTCATCGACGTAATATCAGCGTTAGCGCCGGAAGCGGCAGCGCCTAAAGACGCACGAGCGGTAGAACCCGATTCAGCTACCCAGGACAACCCGTCACCTACGATCACATTGCCGTCAGCGTGAGAAAGCCCGGCAATAGCTGTCAGATCGCTATCGAGCGGTTGAGCGTCTGTGATGCCGTAGCCTGCAAGGGTTGTCGGGGTGTCTGTGATCTGTGTGAAAGGTATTTCAGGCAAATCAGCAGCGACTATCGAACGGAAACTAGTGGGTCCAGGAGGACCTGAAGCAGGACCCGCATAAACCAAGTTAGCTGCTTGATCACTAATGACGAAAGCTGAACCCCAACTGTAAGCACCTGTGCCGCCTGAGACCAAGACTTGCCCGGCTTCGCCAGCAGTGCCGACGTAAAGATGATCAGCACCGGACCAAACAAATCCGCCAGCCACGGGAGTTAAACTGCCGCCGGTACCTCCGTTGCTCAAACCTAGCACACCATCAACCTGGGTGTCAACTCCTAAATCAACAGCCGGGTGTTTATGGTCACTCCGGGCTACCGTTGTAGCAACCCCGGCGTTGCCTGTATTGTTGAGCGCGGAAGGGGTTGTTGCACTGTAATCAACGGCTAGGGTGACGTTGGCGTTCAACGCGCCGCCACCGGTTAAGCCGTTTCCAGCAATCACTTGACGAGTGTTAGGTACGAGTCCTGAAGTGCTGAGCGCGGCAGTTGTAATTGAAGTTACGCGACCTTTCGAGTCAACGGTCACGACCGGTACTTCAGAGCTCGAACCGTACTCTCCCGCCGTGACCCCTGTGGATGAAAGTTGCGTAGTACCCACCCCGCCGTTTGCGATGCTGAGGGTCACGTTGGCGCTTAGAGCTCCCCCGCCAGTCAACCCCGTGCCGGCAATGACTTGGCGGGATGTTGGCACTCCTGACACCGCTACAAGATCGCCCGCCTGCACTTGATACGTCACACCGCCATGGTTGACCATAAGCCATGATTCAAGCGAGGGACTAGGGTCAACTGGCAGCTGGCTGATTCGAGTCGGGATTAAATTTGAAGGTACTGACATATCAAGACCGATCCACTATATAAAGATACTCATTGCTGTTTTCGGTGATGATGAATTGATCATTGTTCTGATCTATCAAACCTGAAGGGTGCGTGTTTAGAGGCACGTCAGGTCGCACAAAAGGTAACACTACTTGATCTTCCGGGCGAGGGGCTAAGCGATATGGATCATAATCATCATTGTCATCGCGACACACCATCAGACCGGGATAATTATTGTCAGGCTGAAGTTCGGCAAGCTTGAACTTGCGACTGCACCGAGCACAGATACCTATGCCGTAAGTCGACTCGCCAGAAGGATCTATGAAACGGCTCATTTAGTGTAACACCCAATACGCGGCTGGTAAAACGTAGGTGAGCCGTCATTATCCCCGTCCCAAGCTTCACGCAGAGCAGCCTGCGCTTTAGCCTCAAGCATCGGCAAGACCTGAGCGTCAACTGCTGGTGTTTCAAGAGCTAACCGCGCCGCCAGGTCCAACGTGATCGCGTCCAGCCATCTCTGAGGGACGTTAATGCTCTGCGCAAGGGTTCCAACGTCCATGATGTGAACATGGCGCCAAATAACCAGCTGAGCAACCGTTGCAGCCGGGTTAGGGGCAGGCCAAAGGTTGAGCACAGGCAATGGCATGGTTCGCTGAAACCAGTAAGTTGCCGGACGCCCTGCAAATATCTTATTGCTCTGCGCTGAGTAAGTGTCGCGGTTCAACGGACCCAACGGAATCTCTTGCGGCATATTACCCAGGTAAACCTGCGTAATGAGTTGTGGGTCTGTGGAGGTGATCCTGAAATAAGGATACGCCATGGGCGCGGAGATATCTGTCCAAGTCCACTCCCCAGCGGAAACGCTGGTTTCTTGAGTCCCGACCGTCGTCCAGGTGACAAGGTCACTGGACACTTGAAAAGTCAAAGAAACCGACGTTCCTGACCACAAAACGCCGACTGTAGCGACTTGCGTAGCGCTGTCAAAATAAACCGTGTAATCGGTACTTGAAGAAGTCGTAGTGCCAGACACTTCTTGCAAGTTGCGGTAATTCACATTCAGCACTTCAACCGTGCCGATCGGCAGTGTGATTATCGGTTGATTTTCGTACATCGGGAGAATAATTTTCTCAATGCACCAGCTGGGGGGTTTTGGATTAGCGAGATCTGAGAGCCGGAGATACAGCGCGTCACGCGCATAGTCTTGCATCTCAGAGGTGATGCTCTGGGCCATCAGGCGACACATCCGGAAGGCGGTATCAATAACCTTTCGGGTGTTGAATGTCGTCGTGCTAACAGTGCCGGAAACAGCCATCTTGACTCCAAGGGGTTTGCAAGATTGGCGGCTGAGACGAGCCTGCCCGGTTTGCCAAATTATAACCCCATCACGGGGTAAGTACAAAGTCGCGTTAACGTTTGGCGCGACGAGCTTCGGACATTGCGATAGCTAAGGCTTGCTTGCGATTGGTGACTTCAAGACCGCTCTTGCTGCCTGAATGCAGCTTACCTTCTTTGAATTCACCCATCACTTTGCCGATCTTAGCTTGACCGCCGCGCTTCAAAGCAAGTAGCGGCCCCGCAGGAGCCACAGGAACCCCTTTCGCAACACGACGCTGAATGACTTCTTCGCGCTGCATGCGAGGGGTTTCTTTGGCCTCATGCTTGATCATAGCTTCACGGCTAGGATAGCGTTCACCAGTAGCTTTTTCAACCACGACCCCGCCCTTCTTGAGCTTGGTCAAGGGTTCACCTTTATGAAGCACTTTTTCGTGCTTGTGAACAGCCTTGGCAATCATCTTCTTGTCTTGAGCGACATCTTCGTGAACCGCACCGCCCTTAGCGTACTTCCTCACAGCCCCGCCGACACAAAAGTTAGAAGGAGAAAAGTCAAAGTCTTTGACGTATTGAAGTGTTTTTCCCATCATCGACCCCTTATGTGTACAAGACAACAACTTTTCCAGTCGTGACAACGGTCAAACCGTTGTTGGCAGCGATGCCGTTGCCGCCGTAGTGGACGGTTTCACCAGCAGCGGCGCCGGTCTTTGTGTACAGCACTGTGCCTGATGCCGCCGACGCGTTATCGTAGACCGTCACGTTGCCCGCCCCGGTCACTGATAAGCCGAAAAATCCAGCAGGTGTCGGTTTTACGATCGAGGTCGTGTTGTTGACCTCGACGTAGCCTAATTTATCATTCATCATGATTAAGCCGCCACAGCGCCGTTCAGCGAAGTGATCATCCAGCCGCGAGTTGTGTGATATTGCAAGCGGCAAGAATCACCAACGTTGGTGAAAGTGATGGTGGAAAAGCCCGTTTTAGTCGTAGGGGTCAACACCGCACTGCCGCCGTCAACAACATGCACAATGCTTTTGTATTGACCAGCGGTGCCGTTCGCAAGAGTGAGCGCCTGGGCTGAACCAGTGCTCGTTAGCTCAGTCGTGTCGGTCACAATGTCAACTGCGCCTGCGCCCGAGAGTGCCTGAATTGAGCCGATGACAATGCCTTGAAAACCATTTGTAGAGATGACCGGACCGGAGAAGGTAGTAGACATAATTTCCTCACATGCGAGAATTAAGAACCAGCCGTCTGCATGCCGTCAGCTGCGGGTGAATTCAGCTGTCTTCTGGTTCAAGAGCACCCTACAAATAACCCTCCCAAGGAGGGTTATTCATGCGATACTCGCTTAAACGCCTGCAGTACCGTAGACGCCGCGTGGATCAGTCCAACCCACAGCGTAACGCTCAGTAGCCTTGTAGCGCATAGAGTCGGTTTCAAAGTCACCTTCCATGCTCTTTTCAAGACCGCGACGCATCATCAGTTTTAAGCCTTCAGGTGCATCAGTCTGAACCCACCATGCAGTGGTGGAGGTGATACGAGACAGGTTCGACTGACCATCAGCCAGCAAGCCCATAGACTTGACCGGGTTGATGTCATTGTCAGCAGTGCCCGAACGCAAAACGCTCTTCAGCAGCACTTCAGCCTGGAACACATTGCTTGGACCAGAGACGATGCTCTTAGGTGTCAAGCGGATGCGCTTGCCGTTGTTGTCTACCGCGTTGCGAATCTGGATCAGAATCTGTTCCAAAGACGTTTGCGACAGAGCAGCAGCGGTGGTCAGCTGGTTGCTGAAAGTACCGTTCACAATCGGATGGCTAGCCGAAACCAACGATACCCCGTCGCCACCTGTGTATGCGCTATTGAAAGCGCGGTTCAGGATATTAGCGCACAGAGTTTCTTTGGTTTCAATCAGCGACTGCGCCAAGTGCTTGGCGTAAGTCTGACCGACGCGGATGTGGTCACCGTCCTCAACCAAGACCTTGGTCATCGCAAAGGCCAAACCGTAGACTTTGTAGAGGAAACGTTGCAAGAACAGCACGCCGCCGGATTGGTACGTCACCGCCATGCCATCAGGCAGTTCAGGCGCTGCACCAAACCCATACAAAACGGGCTCTTCATGGTAGTTACGTGGAATACCTTTACGCTCATCAAAGACCTGCTTCCATTCATCAGCACGCTGAGTATAGACGCCGTCAAAGACTTCGTTGAGGATAGGCTCGACTACGGACCGAAAGTCCGTACTGCGCATAGGAGTTGCCATGGTTTATACCTCCTTAGATAGAGTTAACGGCAGCTTTGTAGGCGTGTTCGTTGATTCGCACAGTGGCGGTCACGTACGCGTCTGTCAGACTGTCGTTGATATTATGAGCAAACCCAGTGATCTGGAATTGACCAGAAGTTGACTGGATAACGGTCAAGCTCGTATTGGACAAGCCTGTAGAGGTACTGCCACCGGGGGAAGCCACGGTCCAATCGCACTCTTCGCCCACTGCGGACTGAACAGAGTCAGTGCCTGCGATGCCTGGGTTAGCGTATTGAACATCAAACAGCGTTTCTGGGTCGTCATAGACCCACGCCGTCACTTGAGACGCCGTAGTGCTAGCAGGCCAGAAAGGACTGATTGTGGGTTTACCGCTTGCGTCAAGATACTCGACACCTGCAAAGATGCCCAGCAGCGTGATGCCGTCAACCGTACCGGAGCGGGTACCGTCAGAAGTGCCCAATTGCACGGTGCCGGCATCGACCAGTTTTACCGGGTCACCGGAGAAAACGTTGACAGCGTAGCCGCTGGCAATCGTGTAGGCTTTAGGCCGCATCTGACCACTGTTGTGGTAGCTCGGACGGAAGCCAAAGGGAGCGCTAGTCGAAGACATAAGCTAAATCCTTTGAAAAGGTTGATAAGTTAAGGTCAAGTTAGCTCAAACTGAGCTGATCGCTTGTCACGGAAGTCACCCATACCATCACCTTCAACAATCTGTGAACCCGTTGCGCGCGCTTGCTGAGCCATAAAATCGGCTGTGTCAGTGAGCTTCTCTTCCTCACGGTTGGGAGCATCATGATGAGCTTCACGCATGTATTTCTCGTACAAACTCATAGGCAGCTTGAACGCGAGCATCTCGTTCACACCGATAAACCCTGCGTATTCTCCGGTTTTCACGGACACATGCTCCCAGCCTGGAATATCTTCCGGCTTTACGGGCTCGTAGCCTAGACGCATGCGGACATGAATAGAGTCACGCGGATTAGTCGTCGTCAGCCAGCACATATGCCAGCCGGGGATGGGTGGTAAATCCGGCAAAGCGGATTGAAAGAACTGTTGCCGAAACATTTCAACCCGCTCATCGTCGGAGATTGCACGGTTCTCCGCAACTGGGCGATCAGTTGCAGCACGGCCCTCTCGCACATCAGCAGATTTCTTTAGACGTTCGTCGGACATTTAAGGCTCCTTTCAGCCACGGGGGCAATTATAGGGTGGAATTGATTTAATTACAAAATTAGGCGCGGTTAGTCTTGTCATATTCCGCATAGCGACGGACATATTTCATGCGCAGCGTGGGATCGTCCCAGACTCCGGCATCAACCAGCGCCTGCTTACGCTCGGGGCTGATGTAGACCTCTTTACGGGTAGAGCTGGGCGCGTGCTCACGGCCAGACCCCACTGCAGGACCGCCCCGAGCGGTGCGTTCTGCGGATTTATCGGCAGTTTTGCGCACAGGCTTAACTTTGTCCGGTAGACGCTTTTCGACCCGCGTGCGTAGCTCGTCCCAGTAGTCTTCGGTGTTAGGGTCAAAGCCTTCACGTGCCAAAGCTGAGTCGATGGCAAGAACCACTGCAGAAGCCTCGTCACGACCCTGAGCGTCGTACCACGGGTTATCTTCCATGAAATCGGCAGCGTGTTCTGCTACCGCCTTAGGCAAGGCGTTCTGAACTTGCGCAGGTTGTTGAGAGGCTTGCTGTTTTGCGTAGGCGAGCTGCTGAGCGCGTTGCTTGGCATCGTCTCGGTACTTCATCGCCTTGATGACGTCTTCGCCGTTGCCCGCAGCCACTGCTTTTGCAATGACCTGATCCGCCATTTCAGCTTCACGCAACGCAGCTTGGATGCTTTGGTCAATACCCGCTACGTCGCGCTGGTTGACGCGTTGCTCAGTTGCAGATATGCGGCGCTCAAGGTCATCATTGCGCTTACGCAAGAAGTCCAGTTCGAGCTTGTCACGGGTAATGGCTTTTTCACGACGCTCTTTGCGTTCGAGCTTTTCAAGGCGGCGGCGTTCGCGGATAGCTTCACGCTCATCGCCCGCGTCTGGATTGTCGGGGTCAATGTCGTCTTCATCAGTTGATTTTTTCGCCCGTTCGTCGTCTTTGTCAGAAGACTCTTGGGGTTTGGTTTCGGTGATCACAAGCTCTTCGTCTTGCTTTTTGTCGTCTTGGTCGTTTTCAACAAGTACGGTGTCTTTAGTTGCCATGTTTCAATCTCCTTCAGATGAATGCTTTGATCTTAGTGGGGTCGCCCGTTACCTTGCCCAAAACGTCAAGATCGTTTACGAGCACGTAGTAGGCTTTTTGACCGTTATCGGCATCAGACGCCCAACGATCGCCGCCGTACTTGGGCACGCGCACATAATCGCCCGCCGCGCACCAAGCACCTTCAGGCCAGAGTTCGGCAGTATTTCGATTATGGAACGCGAGGGGACCGGTAGCGATGACTTTAGCAACTGTGGTGTTCCACATCTGCGTGTCTTTGTCGCTAGTCGTCAGGATGATACCACCTTTGGTCTTTTCCTCAGGGGTTCTGATCTGCACCAAGATGCGTGATCCTAACGGAATGACGCCGGGGTCGGCTGCGGGGAAAGCGAAGTTCAACTCTTCTTCAGACATTTATGCTCCTTTCAGCATATTGAGAGCCCCGTTGCAGGACTCAACTGTTTCACACTAACACAAACTCACAAATCTCGGTCGTTATCGCGCTCGTCTTTGAGCGCTCCCAACAAGATTTCAACAGCTTTTTCCAGCCCAGCAACTACGCCGGACCTGTAGCCGTATTCAAATTCATTCTTCAGATTTGGGAAGCTCAGAGCTTGCAGCGCGTAACTCTGCTGCTCGGCTTTGAGCTTCTGTAAGAGCGCTTGCTCGGTCATGCAGGTGTCTGCTTACCTTTGCCGACAGGACTGCCGCCTGCGGCCATCTGCTTGTGCTGCTTAACCGGCAAAGCCGGAGTGGGTGGAAGTTGCTTAGTAGGGGCAGTCGCCATGAGTAATACTCCTTTAGGGTTACAAATCAGTTTCAAGAGCCTGGGTTCACGCCTGTGCCGGTACTAACAGCCACCTTTTCGCCTGACAACATCTCAGCCGCTGCAATCTTCATCGCGACGGTATTGTCCTCTTGATTGATAGCTTGACGTACAGAGTCAGACATCTGGGTGCGCTGAGTTTCAGCCTGCTGGCGCAAAACTTCACGCTGCATCTCGGCTTGACGGTCAGCTTCAGACTGTTGGAGCTTGGAGGCTTCAAGCTGTGCAGATTGCTGCATCTTCTGAGCATCGAGTTGCAGTTTCTGAGCGTCGTAAGCAGCTTTCTGCTGCAATGCTTGACCTTGCAACGCATTGTTCATCTTAGCAATCTGCAGGCTGTTATCAGGCGGCATTGGCGGCTGGGGCGCGAATTGCTGCGCTTGCTGCGTAATTTGCGCGAGTAGCGGTCCGAATTGACCTAACTCTTGTTCAATCTGAGCCTGTATACGCGCTACGAGCTGAGCTTGCTGAGATGCGTCTGCTTCAACTAGACCGGCCTTTTCGCCTTCGCTTACACCGCTATGGCACTCAGTCAGGTAATAGTTCAACAGGTGGTCTCTCAAATGCTGCGCCATGGGGAACAGGAACTTAGGCATGATGGCCGGATTCTGTCCGAACAAAGGCGAAGCCAGGAACGACATGTGTAGCTTTAAGTGCGCAATGTGATCTTGCTTGGGCAGCACGTAAACCGGACGCCCCATACTAGCCGCTACATTCTCACTCACCGGGTCGATGTCATCTTGGCCCACTGACGGGTTCAGAACATCATCGTCCACGCGCATCGCCTGAAGGAACATCTCCTCCACTTTGCGCTGGTCATACAGCTGAGGCAACGCTGCAGCACGTTGCATAATAGCTTGCGTGCGGGCAAATCGCTGGGTCTCGCTGAACGTGTTAGGGTCGCTGACCGGGACGACGTCCATCGGCCCGTCAAAGTCCGAAGGTTTGACCTCGAGGTGACTCGCCTGAGCGTCTAAAATCTCTTGAGTCAGATAAGCGCTATTGATGCGATGCAATATCTTCAGCACTCGCGTCATACTGTTGTGCAGCCGCGCATGGATGCTCGAAAATACCACCATACCTTGCTCAATCAGCGCTACCGTTGTGCCTACAGGCATGTTCGGGTTCTGATCTGAGAGCTTTTCAAAACTGGTCTGCACCACCCCCTTGCCAGCTTCAACTACAAAACCCAGCAGTTGAAACAGAGTGGGCGAAGGCGGATTGAACGGCAACGGCATCGCCATCTTGCGAATGTCATCCACCATCCCACTGCTTTCCATCTCAGTCACCTGAGTGGGTTGCAAGCTGATGGACTGACCGTTAGGACCACCTTTCAGCTTCAGCATCGTGGGGATGTTTTGAATGTGCGCCGAGTCCAGCAATGCACGCAGTGCTCCTGTTGCAGCTCCGCTCAGTCCGCCGATCATATGCGTCAAACCGATGGGATACGCGCCGCGCCATGGTACAAACCCAAACTCAACAATCCACTCAAGCTCTTGACGTTCAGCCTGCTCATCAGCCGATTCGTCTTTATCCCAGTTGCGGTACAGACTTAGCGCTTTGCCGGTTGATTTGTCGATACTGAGGATGTACGGACTCAGCTCTTCCCCGTCAAATGAGAGCCATGTGTACGTTTCGTAAATAGTACGCAGTCCGTCTTCATTGTAAGACGTCTGCCTACGACCTTCAATCTTGTCATTGGCTTGCGAAGCGCGGCTGAATTCAGGCTCTTCTGGCGTCGGCAGGTCGGCGTCACGGTACATGCCCGATTTGACCCGTTTGTCATATTCCATCGCAGTGATGTACTGCACATGGGTCTTGCGCTCGGCAGTGTAAAAGTTCGTCGCAGCGAACGGTAGCAAGATATCGTCAATAGGGACGAATTCCACCGTCGGACGCCGCCATTGTGGAGACCACATCGCCTTCAGGTACTGTCCACCGCCCAGAGGTAGTTGCGTCGAGAGCTGCTCAAGCTCCCCTCTGAACTCTGGCATCTGTTCAGTGGCTTGCCAGTTCATGAACTCGCTCTTACGCTGGGCTTTTTCGGCTTTGGTTTTGTCGATAACTCCTGTGACCTTTGAGCGCACCGGACCATTAGGAGGGAAGAGCTCCTTCATCGCACGAGCACTGAAATCTACACACGCTTCGATGAGCATCGGGTGCACAATCTTTGTAGCTCCGCTGAACTGCGCCCCGCCAGGAGCATCATCGCCTAACCCCGTGCGGCGCAGTCCTTCTTCGTAGAGCTTGTCACGCTTGCTACGGGCTTCTTTGTCGCGTTCGATCTTTTCAAGCAGCTCCGAGCAAATAGTCGCCAGCTCTGAAGGGTCAACTTCGTCTACGATATTGGCAAAGTGGGCGCGGTTCTCAGCATTGTCTTGTTCGTCTTTGAGTCGAATGACAGCGCCGCCGTCTTCAGTGTCTTCGACTTCAAGCTCGTCAGAATCAATAGAAACGGTCTCACCGTCTGACTTTTCAAGGCTGTCGTCACCGATGAAACTGTCTGACATGATTAAAGACCCTTCAACTGATTGTAGATTTCATCAACTCGGGCGGGATTATAAGTGACTGCGCCGCCTTCGGCAAATTTTGCCGGCGTCAACCCGCCGTAAGCATCTTTTGCATTAACCCAGTAGCTGGAAGGGAAATACGATGCAACAGGACCTTGAGCCGATTGATACGTATATGGAGTTGGCGCGGGCAAAAATCGCTGCGTGTCAGGGGTATACGTCGGGTACGGTGTAATGCGTTGACCGCCTTGCGCACCGGGCTGCTGGACAGGGTTGATAGGCGCCTGTCCACTACCATAACTGGCTTGTGGTTGCGCAAGGCGAGCGACCACATCAGCCACTGACAGCCCGGTTGCATCCGCCAAGTCTTGATAGTTCACACCGTACTGGGTCATGTCACCGTAAACACTGTTGGCAGAGCGCTTACCCGCCAGGTAGTCATTCCAGGCCGCACGGATATTCGCTAGCTGAGAAGAATCGCTATACCCGTGCCCCGTACCTGACCCAAAGCTATTTGCCGCAAGCGTGTTCAAGGGTGAAGCAACCGCGTTAGTTGCACTACGTACTACAGGCTGAACCCCATTAGCCGCGACTTGATTCAGCGCACCGCCAATCTGGTCCGACGGTCCTGCGCTGATAGCACCTGTGTTTGGCGTCGTGTTGTAGACACCTTGGTTGCCTTGCGGAGTAGCTGAGGTTGCACCCGCCACGGCTTGACCAGGGTCATAGATATCCGTCCATTGCGAGCCATTCAGCCCTGCAGCCTCATGCGCGGCAGCTTGCGCCACGTTGCGCTCGTAATTCTGCTGCATTGTCGGCGCGTAGTATGCGACCTCTTCCGGGGAAAGCGTACGCCCAAAGTCAACGCCCCAGGTGGATGGATCAGATGAGTCGAAAGCCATGATTAGCGTCCTTGTGTGAAGAGAGATTTATTGAAAAACTTGGATGCTTAGCCGCATACTTTTCAGCCATGCGCCGTATTGGGTCGATTTGTACGGAGCCACCTTGGGCGAAACCCGCACCTCGCAAATGACCGCTTAAATTAGATTCAGGCACCCCCGCTTTTTTAAGCAGATCTCCAAGCTCGTCTTGCGCGTAAAAGCCTTCCGGAATATTAAATTCAGGTAACGCTACTCTACGCAAACCAGTGTTCTCTAGGTCCCCCACATCAGACCACTTGCCCGAGCGTACAAAGTCCTGCACGAACGGCAAGTATTCCGGGTTTGGAGCGCGGTTGGCTTTGCCTTTGATTTGGATGATATTCATCGGCGTTTCGTCATTCCACTGACCTACAGATTGCAAAAACTCTCTATGACCTTCAGGATTGTTTCTGCGTGCGCCACCCGCAGCTTGGAATTGATCGAACAGAGAATTCGACACCGTCTGGTCGAGGTGCTTAGTCGCGTCTTTCCAGGTGCGATAAGTCTTAGGCGCAACCTCAATCGTCACATGCGGCTGACCCTTGCTGTCACGCAAGGAGTAGATGCGACTCT